AGCGATGTCGCGCTCACTGTCGAGGGTCGAGGACTGGATCTCTATTTCCTTCTCGGCTAGTTTCTTCTGCAGATCGAGCAACTGCCGCTCGTTGACGATCGACGCCTGCAGCTCGTTCAGCTTCGCGATCTCTCCATTCACCCTGCCAATGGCGTCCTTGGCCTGCTGCTGCGCTGCCTGCGCCTCCTGCATCTTCTGCGCGACCTCCTCGGCCATCGCGTTCACTTGCGCCTCATGCTGACCGAGAGCGTGCGCCGCCTGCTGGATCTGCGCCTGCTGCACCTCCGGGTCTGGCCTGCCGCCTGGGTTATCGAGGAGTTGCGGCGGAATGGTCTTCCTCAGCCGCTTCGCAAACTCGTCAGCGCCCGGCCAGTCCATGTTTTTCACGAAGATGTCGCCGACCACCTGCCAGAGCTGGGGATTGGACTGCAGCACCATCGCCATCCCTTCGGCCGCTTCCATCCGCTTCGTCGTATAGCTCGGGCCGGCAACGACAACGACGTCGTAAGTGCCGACCCCGAGGTTGTAGATTTTCTGGATTGCCCCGGTCTCATCCGGCACCTGCGCCACGGCACCCTGCTGGTCCGGGTCGATCATGCAATGATCGGCATCACCGTCCTCGCCGATGATCCGCGCGACCCGCTTCGTGTCGAGAACCTTCGGGACGATGTCGATGATGATCTCGCCCGTGTACTGGATCGCGCGCGACTGGTTGTCGAGGTAGTGGAAGGTGCCGACGTCCGCCTGGCGCTGGCGCGCGACAATGGCTTTGCCGGACTTCTCCTTCGCCTCCGCCCCTAGCGAGGGGTTGTACTGCCCGAGCGTCGCCTGGATGTCGTCCGCGGCGCCCATCTTCGCGCTGATGATGCCGGCGGGCGGGATCGGCGGCTGCTGACGCTGCGGAGGCGGCAGAAGCTGCCCGTTGACGTCGATCGGGTCGTACTCGAGGCGCGAATAATTGACGTTGTTCGCATCCTGCCACTGCTTGCTCATCGTCTCGAACTGCCCGACCGCGCCGACGAATGGCGCCTTCGGGGCGAGCGCGAGAAACTCCGCCTCCTGCGAGACCCAGTAGTTGTACATGCGGCAGGCGTCTTTGGCGTTGCGCACCGCGCCGCTGACTACCAGCGTCCCCTCGACGTCGTATTCGTTCCCGGCGCAGCGAACGATCGGGATGTACCGCCCCGGCCAGTCGCGACTCTCGAGCTCCTCGAATCCGTTGATCTTGCACCATTTGATTTTGCGAACCTGCGTCTTCCGCTCCCGAAGGGGAGCCGCATAGAGCGCATTCGCCGGCATCTCACCCTTCACGCTCACCGTGCCATCGGGCCAGAGACAAATCGTCTTTTCTTCGTACTCGGCATAGAAGTACTCGGCGATCCGCACGTTCTCGCCGTCGAACCACGGCCCGACCGCCTCGCCGCCTTCGAGCGCTTCCCAGTCCGCCTTGCTCTTGGCGTTCGGGAACATGCGCTCATAGTCGTCCTTGGGGATCGTATCGCTGATGAAGGCCCATTCGCATTTGCGGCCGGTCGAGTCGCGGCGCAGTCCATCCGGGTCCATCACCACCGAGAAGCTGTTCCTGATAGGCGCGATCAGGATGTCCTGATCGAAGCTCATCTCGTCGGTGTACTCGGTGAGGACGCGCCAGTAGCCCTCGCCGATCGTGACCTGGTTCTCCGCGGCGATGTCGTAGGCAACCTCAGCGTGCGAGCGCACCTCGATATGCCGGCAGATGCCGTTCAACACCTCGGCGACTTCCTCGGAGGCATGATCGTCAACCGGCAGCACTTTGATCGAGCGCCGGTTCTGGCGCTGCTCGTTCGTGACGAGGCGGATGTGCTGCGGGAGTTTGTTGACGGTGAGAGTCGGCCGCGCGCCGTTCGGATCGCTCTCTCGCTTTTTCTTGATGTCGTCCGGCCATTGCCAGCCGTTGTCCGGCGAGCCAGCGGCGAACTTGATGTCGTCCAACTGAAACTCGCGATTGTCCTTCGACGCCTCGATGCCGATATTCCAGCGCTTGCGAGCTGTGGCGAGGAGGTCTTTTTCTTCGGCCATCTATCCGCCCAGCCAGGCCGTCGCCGGCTCGCGAATAGAGCGCGCGGTCTCACGCGGCTCGACCTTCTCTTCCTTCGGCCATACGAGGCGCATCTCGGGCTCCGCAATGCGCGCAAGGCCGTCGAGCATGTCGTCGTGCAGTCCCACCGGGAAGGCCATGAACTCCTCCTCGATGAAGGCCTGCACGAGATCGACGGGGATCTTCTGCCAGTCGGTGACGAAGAAGGATTTCGGGAGGTAGAACTTCCCGCCCTCGAAGATCGGCATTAGCCTCTTCACGCGATCCTGTTTGGAGGTGACGCCGGCCACCTCCGCGATGTCGAAGCGGTACATCTCGTTTTCCATGCGCGCTTTCAGGTGCTCGATGTCGGCCATGAGGCCGTAGCGCTCGTAGCGCACCTGCTTCGGCTTCCACTTGCGATGCAGCGCAAAAACCCGCTCGGCGCGCTCCGTCAGGTTCAGACGGTCGCGCACCATGTCGAGCGCGTAGTAGTTGCCGTCCGAGGCAAGCCCCACGACCCACATCGAGGTGTAGTCCGAGCCGCGCTTCTTGCTCGAGGCCGCGTCCACGAGGAGGTACTTGTTCATCCGCTCGGGCTTCGTCAGGCGCGAGTAGAACCGCAGCCATTCACGCTTGAAGCCCTGCAGGGCATCGGCTTTCGGGTTGAGGAGGATCTGCGCGGCGTAGGTGTACGGCCCCATATCGCGGCGCTTCTGCTCGTGAACCTCCTCCGGCCAGAAGACGCTCTCGCCCTCCTCCGTCCCGCCGACCCGCCCAGGGTGCTCGCGCGAGACGAAAGTCTTTCGCTCGACCACTGTCCGGTAGGCGTCGTTGAAATGCCAGCGAGTCCCAGCCGCGCGCCTGATCCCCGGCGTCGTGCCGAGGTTGTAGGAGCGCTCCATCTCCGTCATCGTCTTCGCGATCATCTCGGGAGATGTCACGCTGCCCGCGACGACCACGTCGTCATAGAGAAGCACCCGGAAGTGCTTCGAGGTCGGCTGCCCGTCCACAAGGCCCCAGGCCTCGACCGTCGCCTCGTTAGGGTTGGCGGTGCGCCGCACAATGATCCCGTCGTCCTCGGACCATTTCGGAGCCGCGCGCGTGTCCTCGCCCCAGAGTACGTCCGGGAAAGCCGCGTGCAGGGTCTTATTCGCCTCCAACTCCCGCATGATCTGGCGCAGGAACGCCTTCGCGATCGGGCGGGTATGGCTGAAGATGCCGAAGGTGATGTTCGGATCCTTCAGGATGTCCTGGATGGTCAGCCCGAAAGTGATGATGGACGACTTGAAGTGCTCCCGCGCCCAGAGATCTAGCCGCCCGTTCGGCGCCGCCTCCACCTCCCGGCAGCGCGCGAAGGCAAACTCGTTCAGCATGTCCACGCGCTTGCAGACCCGCACGAGGAGGTAGTAGAGATCCGCGAGGCACAGGATACGCACCGCCTGGTTCATCTGGTTCGCCGCGCGCCCGGCGTCCTCGACCGCGTCCCAGTACGACACCGCCTGCTTCATCGGCAGCGCATGCAGCGTCTTCACCTGCTCCGGCGTAAGGCCCAGAACCGTCTTGATCGTCGGCCCGACGCTCAACAGACGTCGTCCGCCGGCATCGGCAGCGCCTCAACGACCTTCTCCGCGGCGGCAAGCTGCAGGAGCTCGCTCGCGCGCCCGATCAGCCCAGCATCCGGCACCACCTGCAGCACGTTCATCGTCACTGGCTTCGACCCGTACAGCGCCGGTCGGCGCCGCTCAAAGTCCATCCTCGCGAACCTGGCGACATCCCGCCACTTCGCCACCTGCACCGGATCGGTCGCCGCCTCGAGCTTCTCGTCCGCATCCGCGATGCGGTTCACGAGCGCCTCTGTGACCAGCTCGACGTACCCCTTATCCCCAGACCCAGTCAGAACCCAGCGCTTGATGCGCCGCTGAATCAGCTTCCGGTTGACCCCACACTCCGCGGCAAGCACCTGCTGGCTCTCGCCCTCCAGCCAGCGCCGCACGATCTCTTCCATCTCCGGCGGCGGGTCGCGCCTCTTCGTGGCGGCAATCTGCTCGCGCATCTGCGCGGCAACGTTGCTACGAGACATTCACGCCCACGGAAATGGCTTCTACATAGACGAAAATATGTCGTCAATGCCGCTACAGCCTGTCGCTGAAAAATTTTTGCGCCGCCAGCGGAAAATCGGGGTGAGGAAGATGTGTGGGAACCCTGTCACCATGCCCCTCCCTCTCGTTGAGTTTGCTCTCAAGCCCCGGCCTGGCTGTGCTGATGGGCCTTCCCGTAGGGGCTACATGCGCTACATCAGCTACAGATCCCACTAGTTCCTCACGTAAGCCATTGATGTAGTAGCTAGAGCGTTGCGACTGCTAAGCGGAACACTAAGCGGATCCGGTCTTAGCCTCGTCCGCGCGTGATGGGACTAAGGCTATCGACGCCCTCATCTCGATAGCTAAAACCTATCGCAAGTAATTTCATAT